ATCATAATTAATAACAACATTTTTTACCGTATTGTCTTTAATGATTGCGGCTTTTGGTAACCAAAAATCATGGAGAGGTTCGTTTTCTGTTATTTTACCCCAAATGTGGAACGCTTTTTCTTTATCGGCAAGTAATTTTTCAACCCATACCTTTTCAGGTATTTCAGTCATAAGTTTGTCGTCAGCAAGTTTTTGTGCAAAATATGCGTCAAGTATTACCCACTTTTTCGCAACCTTTGGTTGTTTATCGTGGTTATTAATAATATACTCCGCCTGACTCCTTGTGGGGTAAAACCTTCTATTAACTTGAGACTTTCTCTTAAGTTCAATAATATAGTTGTTTCCTCCTTCATACCCTTCTAACAGGGTCATGGCCTTTGATTCTAAACTTACATCCATTTATAGGAAAATATTTTATTTAAATATAGTTAATCTTTAAGTATTTATCAATATATGAAAATGTCTCAGGAACAAATAGAGAGAGCTATTAACAAAATGATTAATGTCATTAAACTAAATGATGTGCTAAGTGTTGATATTGAGGTACACCATTTAGATTTAGGTGTTAAATACGATTACTATTTAAACATTACATATGTTGTTCCCGATGATAGTGAGTTTTTACGAAGTTCAAATATGAGATATTCTGATTACAATAAAATGACATGGAATAAAGAAATTCTCGATAATCTTAAAAATTATATGGGGATTGACACTTTAATTAATAGTTCTGTTGTTATGTCTGAATCAAATTATCAAAAAATGAAAAATAATTAAGATGCAAAAATTAGTACCAATTACAAGATTAGGTAAGTTCTTTGGAGCCGAAGATTACTCTCTCGACATCGGGATGGGTGAGGAGTGGTTATTAGGTGATATGAACTTCACCATAGTATTGTATCGTATTGATAGATATAAAACCAAAACTGATGATGTTTACGGTGAGGTAACTGAAGACGGTATCCAATTTATGTCCCCTGTTGAATTACAAGGTTTAGTTCAGGTCATGGCACCTGCACATAAATCATTAGGTAATTCAAAAATTGAACAACAAGAGCCAGGTAACATGAAATTCTCTATTTACCAAAAGACCCTTGATGATATGGGTGTTGAAATATTCCAAGGAGATTATATTGGATATTATGAAACGGAGGACAGAGTAAGATATTATGTGGTGTCTGATGACGGATTTGTTAAGTCAGATAATAAACACACTTATGGTGGATACAAACCTTTCTATAGAAGTGTTATCGCAACATACGTAAGTGAAAACGAATTTAGAGGAATATAATGAAAGTAATTATAACGGGGTCTCAGTTTGATTCTATCTTTATTGGTAAGAAAGTTATGGTGTATTATAATTTACATAAACATACCTTCTCAGTTACATATGACAGTAAAGTAATATTACACGCCGACTATGTTAAATTAGGTGATGTTGAGTTCAGAGTTAGAAAAGGTGGGAACGAAAGAGTTCGACAACAAAAGAGTAAGAACGTACACGCCTTTGTTATTGGGAGATTATTAGACTATTGTGAATACCCTTGTGACGATATACCATCACCATCATCCGATAAGATTGTAACCTATAATCCGTACAAACACAATTCGTTTATATATAAAGACAGTGAAGAACCTGTATATAACGCCAAAGAGGTTGATATGATAAATTCACAAAATAAACTATTTGTAGTTAAAGAATAATGCCATTACCAAGAAACATAGTTAAACCAACATTACCATTAGTACCTCAGAAGACATTATCTGCTCGTAGGGAACAGTTGTTGGAGTATATTAATGAAGACGGAACTTACTTACCTAAGTCGGTATTACATGCCGATTTGGATAGGGGTATGTTGGATTTTGTTAAGGGAGATTTAGAAGTTATTACTGCGGGTAAAGTTGTACCCATGGTTGATATTATAATCACAACTCAAAACTGGGCTCAGTATGTTGAGACCGCTTTATTCGTTGATTTAGATTATAACCCTTCACCACCATTTATTACTGTAGTGAGAAGTCCTGAAGTAAAGTTTGGAACTAACCCATCGTTACAATACACTATACCAAATAGAAAACAATTTTATTATGCCTCGGTTCCAACATGGAATGGTAACCAACAAGGTATGGATATCTACACGATACCCCAACCTGTACCTGTAGACATTAATTACAGCGTTAAAATTATTTGTAATAGAATGAGAGAACTTAACCAACTGAATAAAGTGGTTATGCAAAAATTCTCATCAAGACAAGCCTATACCTTTATTAAAGGTCAATACGTTCCAATCATAATGAGTAATGTTTCTGATGAATCACAAATGAGTTTAGATTCAAGAAAGTATTATGTTCAAAGTTATGACTTCACAATGTTAGGTTACTTAATTGACGAAGAGGAGTTTGAAGTTAAACCAGCAATTGCTCGAGTTGCTCAGATAATGGAACTTGATACTTCAACATTAAGTAGAAGACGTGATAGAAACTTATTAAGTGTTAATGAATTTTTATCAAACTTTTTATATGTTGTTGGTAATACAAGTTTAAGTGATGTAGTTCCTTACACCGCGAACTTAACTTGGGCCGATTCCACAAACGTTGAGTCTTACGATGTTTATATTAACGAAGATTTTTATGGTACCGACGTTCAGAAAATTCAAATAACAACAAACGATGTATTAAGGATTGATATTGTTAAAACTGACGACACTCAAGAATCAAATATTAAGTTTGATAATATCTTGGTTTAATCTTCTCCGTAGATATCTTTCTTTTCTTTACACTTGTCGAGTATCAAATTTTCCAAAAATTTATAAATCTTCATTCCACGTTTCTCACAGTACTTTTTTAGTATTTCGTGTACCTCAGGGTCTATTTTAATGTTCTTGATTTCTTTCTTTGTTTTCATAGGTAGAAAAAAGGTAGAATTTATTCATACCGTTTACAAATACATATTGGAAAGTCAAGTTTTTTGTGGTAGTAATGAATATTTATCAATAAAATAAATCTGCAATAGAATTAATTAAATAATGGCAACAGCACAAGCAAATCAAAAAGTTTTTGTATCACCTGGAGTATACACGTCTGAAACGGACTTATCTTTCGTAGCACAGAGTGTGGGGGTTACAACCTTAGGGTTAGTAGGGGAAACACTTAAAGGTCCTGCCTTTGAACCTGTTTTTATAACTAACTACGACGAGTTCCAAGCATACTTTGGAGGAACCGAACCAACTAAATTTATCAATACACAAATTCCAAAATACGAAGCGGCCTATATCGCTAAGTCATATTTACAACAATCTAACCAATTGTTTGTGACAAGAGTGTTAGGTTTGTCGGGATATGATGCGGGTCCATCTTGGAGTATTAGAGTTACTGCCAATGTTGACCCACTAACTATTGGTCTTATTGCACCAACAGGTGGAACAGTGTTTACTGCAACATTTACAGGAGCATCTTCAGCGAGTACAGTATCGTTTGTTACTGCATTACCAACGGATATCCAAAACAATTTAAACGTAGAATATAGATTATCTGATGGTAGTACTTCTACTTACCAACAAGATTTCAATGCTAACTTAAGTGAAATTATTGACGACACAACTTTATCTGCAACGACAGTCGCTTTCTATGGTTCAATACCTTCACCTGATTATTGGAATTTAGTAAGTCAGTATTCTAACCAACTTAACGTATTTGGTTCTGAAAGTAATAACTTAGACACTAACGATTTAAGTTCAGATGCTAACGACCCTTGGTATTATGCAACATTCACTAATGACCCTGATTTAGGAAATGATTATGAAGGTTATTCGTTCTACTATAATGTATCTTCATTAACTAATAATAATGACGGTACTTTCACAGGTCAGATAACAGGTGAAGTTTTTAGTTTCACAGGAACTGCTTATAGCGAATACAACAACATGGTTGTTGCTACATTACGTTCAAGAGGTATCTCATTATATTCTACAAACGCAGAACTTAATCAACACGGACCTGTTTATGAGGTTGGTATTAATTATACAACTGGAGCTTTTGAACCAAACAATGTTCAATTAATTGCAACAGGTCAATATTCAGGGGTGACTAATTTACCTTATGAAGGTTTCTTACTTTCAGGTGTTACTAAAGACGGTGATAGTTTCTCATTTGAAACATCTCTATCTGCTGCTTCTCCTAAGTATTTAACTAAAGTATTAGGTATTGATAACTTTGGTAAGGCAAGAAACGAAGTTCCTGTATTTGTTGAGGAGATTTATCCTGGTTCTTTGAATTATGCTTACAACCAAGGATATATTAAAGGTATTAATCCTGAGTTAGTAGCGTTAGATGATGCTAGAAGTCAAAACACTCAGTCAATCGCTTATAAAGTTGAAAAATATCAATCACCTGAAACTCCGTTCTTAGTATCTGAGTTAAGAGGTAATAAAGTATTCAGATTATTTAAATTCATCTCAATATCTGACGGTGATGCGGCTAACGTTGAAATCAAAATTTCAATCGCTAACCTATCATTTAATAACATGACATTTGATGTGTTAGTAAGAAACTTCTTTGATACAGATTCAAACCCTGTAGTTATCGAAAAATTCACTAACTGTAATATGGACCCTAACTCTAACAACTTCGTTGCTAAGAAAATTGGTTCATCAAACGGTGAATACGCATTAATCTCTAAATTTATAATGGTTGAATTATCTGATGAGGCTCCTATCGACGCAATTCCTTGTGGATTCTACGGATACACTCAAAGAGAATATGAGTCAACTGCGAATATTTCACCAGTACCTAAATTTAAAACTAAATATTATTTCCCAGGTGAGGTTGTTTTAAACCCTCCATTTGGAACAAGTGCAAATGCAACTGAATCTGCGGGTGATATTGTAAGAAGAGCTTACTTAGGATTCTCAAGTCAATTTGGTATTGATGAATCATTCTTA